AATGATATTTTCTGCTTTCATAGAATTAAATCTATATCAGAGTTCAACGACATAAAAGATCATTATCTTAAAAAAGTGTTCTCGCATGATGAGTTGTATTGCAGTTTGGTAGACAATGAAGACACTTTCCAATTAAGTAGAAAAAGTTTCATCGCAGAAAAGCAATTTTCAGAGTTTGTAGATATAAAAATATACAATAAAAAAGGAAATTTATTACTTAATTTTGAAAGAGCGGAGATATTCAAATACTTTCATTTTTACTCTAGAAATTTTGCTCACAATTTAGATCATGTTTACGTTAAGATTGCTGAGTCTGATTCAGGAAATATTATATTTAGCAATTTTATGAAAATTCATAAATGAAAATTCTAGGTCACGCAAGTTACGTTGGAAACACTGGTTATAACGCCCATTCAAAAGGATTTTTTCGCGCACTAAGCAAGAAGGTTGAAACCAAAGTTAGAAATTTTACTATTGGACCAAATTGGAGTGGCTATATAGATAAATATAATAATCCTCATAATTCAGACGTTAATAATTTAGACAAAAATATACTTATTTCACAGAGTCTTTTTGATGCAGATAGAAATTTGAACGATTTTCCTCTTTATAATTATGATAATAGTTATGTTGCGGACGTTAATATTATTCTTAATAGCGTAAATCATTATTATTTTTATCAATCATATAAAGGTCCAAAAATTGGATACGTCGTTTGGGAGAACACATTATATCCACAAGATTTTTTTGGTAAACTTTTAGAATGCGATCAGGTGTGGGTGCCTACTGAATGGCAAGCAAAGATAACTATAGATCAAGGTGTTCCAGCTAATAAGGTAAAAATTGTAAGAGAAGCTGTGAATCCAGAAATTTACGAAACAAAAACTTCTCCATTATCAAATGATGTTTTTACTTTTGTTCTATTCGGAGCTTGGGGCGATAGAAAGAGTACAAAAGAAATTATCAGAAGTTTTATCAACGTATTTGGTAATAATAGTAAAGTTCAATTGATTTTGTCTGTCGCTAATAATTTTAACAATGATGGATTCGCAAATACTCACGAAAGATTAAAAGCAAACAATCTATATGCATCTAATATAAATATTGTAGATTTTGTTCCAAGAGAAGATTATATTAGATATATTCAAAATGCTCATGTTTTTCTATCTTGTGCGCGTGGAGAAGGGTGGAACATCCCTCTTATAGAGGCGATGGCTTGCGGAGTTCCTTCCATATACTCTAATTGCAGTGGACAACTTGAATTTGCAAAAGATAAAGGCATTCCAGTTAATATTCGTGGTCTTGTATTAGCGAAAGATTTTCCAGATAATAAAAATCAAAATTCACCGGGATATTGGTATGAACCTGATTTTCAAGACTTAAAAAATAAGATGTTGGAGGTTTACAATAATTATTCTTTTTATAAAGAAAAAGCTATTGAAGAGTCTAAGCATATTCGCAATACTTTTACATGGGAAAATGCCGCCGACGCAGCAATGAATCATCTGAAAGAATTGAGTTGCAGTAACATAAAACTTGAAGTCAGTTGTAGCTTTGTCGGAACTGGCGGCTTGAATACTTTTTGTCAAGAATTGCTGCCAGAATTAAATAATTATTGTGATGTTAAAATTAGAAATTACACAATAGGTAAAAATTGGAATGGTTATAATGAAACTCCTCATGATTTAGATATTGAAGAGCGACATAAACAAATTTTACATAAACAGACTTTATATAATTCTGATGGTTCACGTTCTGATTATCCAATATACAATCATAAAAAAGAGTTTACGCCAAATATTAATTTAGTAATGGAAGGGCTAAATCATTATTATTTTTATGATGATTATGTTGGGCCGAAGATTGCGTACACAATGTATGAATCTACTGAATTTCCACAAGGCGCTCTAAATCAGTTGAGAACATTCGATCAACTATGGATTCCATCTCAATGGCAGAAAGATAATTTAATTAAACAAAATTTTCCAGAAAATAAATTAAAAGTTGTGCCTTTAGGAGTTGATGAAAATATATTTTTTCCAATATCGGAAAAATTTACAAAATTTACATTTGTTTTAGTTGGCAGATGGGATGCACGAAAAAGTACAATGGAAATTATTAAATGTTTTAAAGAAAAATTTGAAAATAATGATGATGTTCAATTGCTTTTACTAGTTGATAATCCATTTGATATCGATGGATTGGGATCAACAAAAAACAGACTAAAACATTACAATCTAAATAGTGAAAATATTAAAGTTTTATCTTTTACTACAAAAGAAGAATATGTTTCTATATTAAAACGTTCTCATGTTTTCTTATCATGTTCTCGCGCAGAAGGGTGGAATCTTCCATTGATAGAAGCAATGGCTTGTGGGACAGTATCAGTTTATTCTAATTGTAGCGCACAGTTAGAATTCGCAAAGAATCTAGGAGTTCCAATAAATATAGTTGGAGAAGAGCCAGCGTCTTTATACAATCAAAGACAATTCGACAAAAATATTGTTGGAAATTATTATATACCTGATTTTATAGATCTATCAAATAAAATTCTTGATATTTATAAAAATTACGCAGTTTATAATACTATCGCCATACAAGAATCAATAGTGATAAGAGAAAAGTTTTCTTGGAAGCGAGCTTCTTTGAAGGCTTATGAAAATATGAAATCTTTAATTAGTGAAATAAAAAATACTGAAGTTAAAAATATTGAATTTGTAAAATTCATAAGAAACAGTAGAGGTATTGAGTATAAAAATATTTCTGATAAAACATTATCAGTAAAAATTAAAATTTTTGACACAGCTTTAAATAGCTATCCTCATGAAGAAAATTTAACACTAGATGCAAATGGAATTTATTATACGACTCTTTATGAAGACTATCAACCTAAAGATAAATTAGAATTTACAATTTTTGATAATTCTAATAATTTATTATTATCTATAGAAAAGAGTTTTACTGGTTTTAAAAATCTTGATTATTATATAATAAAGGGAAAAGATGTTTTAAATGATAAAGATCTATCTTTTCGTTATTCTGAAAAGGATAATACATTATATTTTAACACTATGGGAAAAGAGTTCCACGATGTTAAAATAATTATTAAAGATTTAAATTCTAATCTTACGTTTTCATCTTTTCTAGATCAAGCTTCAATTATTAATGGTATAAATTATTTTGCAACTCCAACTAATTCTAGAAATTTAGATTTAGAATTTTTTAATGGATGTAAATTGATGGTTTTCAAGGATAAGATGCTGCTTTTTGAAGTCGATGTTCCGATAGAAAATAATTTATATAACAAATCTAATTGTCGTAAATTTTATTATGATGATGAATCGGCTTTAAGTATTTTAGACTATTTTTTTTGTCAAAAAATAGATTTTTATTATTATGATTTTTACAAAAATAACATAAAAGAAAATGATGTAATCATTGATATTGGCGCAAGCTGTGGAACACTGGTTGATTTTTGTATTTCTAGAAATGTAAGTAAAATAATTGCTTTAGAACCATCCGCTTCTTTTAATATTTTAGAAAAAACATTTCAAAAAGAAAATAAAGTTATTGTCGAAAACAAAGCAATCTCAATCGACAACGAAAATAAAAATCTTACTCTTAGCCCATTTACTACATTAAGTATTTTAGAAGAAGATAGTAAATCCGATGTAAATACAGTTTCTGTTAAGTGCATATCTTTGGATCATTTATTTTTTAAATATAATTTAGATAAAGTGGACGTTCTAAAAATAGATATAGAAGGTTTTGAATACAAAATATTTGAAAATATATCGTATTCTGTATTAGAAAAAATAAATAAAATAATTTTAGAGTTCCATTTGAACGATGGAATTAAACTAACAAATGTTAAAAATAAATTAAAGCTTTCAGGATTCGCAGTTAAACAATATGATTTATTCTTTAATGAGAATTCTGATTTTAATCTTGAGAAAGGAGTTTTGTTCGCTTTTAAAACCCAAACTGTTGATATTATTAATGAATCTGGTTCTCTTGGCGATGCGATAGCTTGGACTGGAATCATAGATTCTTTTCAGAAAGAAAAGAATAAACAAATTAACTTCTACACTCCTTATAAAAATTTATTTCAAGACGCATATCCTAATATTAATTTTTATAATTATTGGGAAAAACCTTTAACATCAACAGAGTCTTATCATATTGGATGTTTTGATATTGATGGCATCAAATGGAATCAATTAAGTTTACAAGAAATAGCTTGTAAAATATTAAAGATAAAAAACAAAGAAATCAGATCAAAAGTTGCTTTACCTAAAGATCTTAAAAATAATTTCAAAAGAAAATACGTTTGCATTGGATCTCTATCAACTTCTCAAGCAAAATTCTGGAATAATCCTTCTGGATGGACAAGAACTGTAGAATATTTAAATAGTTTGGGATACGATGTCGTATCTATAGATAAAAATAATAATATTGGTTGTGGCGAACATGTTAATTATATTCCAGTCAACTCTATAGATAAAACTGGAGATTTTCCTTTATCAGATAGAATCAACGATTTATATTTTTGCGATTTCTTTATTGGTTTGGGATCTGGTTTATCTTGGTTAGCTTGGGCAGTTGGAAAGCCAGTTATAATGATATCTGGATTTTCAGATCCTGTTTCTGAATTTTATACTCCATATAGAGTTATAAATAGAAATGTATGCAATAGTTGTTGGAACGATCCTGATTTAACTTTTGATAAAGGAAATTGGGCATGGTGTCCTAGAAATAAAAATTTCGAATGTTCTAAAGAAATTTCGTTCGAAATGGTAAAAGAAAAAATCGATCAATGCATTAAAGATTTAAATAAATATTCATAATAATTACACTGCTGTTCTAAAGTAAATTTAGAAATAGCATTATTGTAACAATTTTCAGGATTGATTAATTTATCTATGTTTTGCATGGCATAAATCATATCATTTGCATTATTACATCTGAATCCAGTTTGCCCTTGCATTACAGTTTCAACAAAACCGCCGAAATCAGTAGTTATCGTTGGAGTTCCTGAAAATTGAGCTTCAATAACTGTCCAATTGCAAGGTTCTATAAATAAAGACGGCGCAAATAAAAATTTGGCATCACTAAGTAAATACATTCTTTTAATAGAATCAACAAAACCAACAAATTGACAATATTTAGTATCTTTTAAACCAAGTATATTTGGACCAGCAAAAATTATATCTTGTTTTAAATCGTTACATATATCATAAGCAACTTTTGCTCCTTTCGCTTCTGTAATCCTGCCTAAAAACAGGGCGGTATTAGATTTGTTTTTCTTATAAAGAAAATCATTAGGATCAAAACCGGGATAAACTACAAATTCATTTCCTATATTTATATTGGTTGAAGAATATCCATGCATTTTGTGCATTTGACTATGAGTTTCAAACATTTTAACTGGCGCGAACATACTATCGTAACCAATGCTAGGTTCTACTACAATAGCTTTTTTATAAAAATGCTTAACACATTGTTCATGAGCAAATCCAAACCAACATAATATAAATTCTTTATCTGATCTTATTCTTTTATTTAATTCTGATGTGCAATTGTTATTAAATATTTTTACAGCTTCTGTATTTATATCTTGATTGAATCCCTTAGTCTCCCAATCATTTAAGTTGCCATAACTGTTTTTTAATATATTATTATTAGTAACATTAATATGTTCTGTGCAATTAACGCTAGAGTTTTCATGACCATAATGATAAACAGTGTGACCTCTTTTGGTCATTTCATCACAAAATTTGTAAACCTTTTGAACAAACGCACACAAAGATATGTTTTTACTTGTAGGTGAGTACGGAACACTTAGACAATGAAAAACCATACAATATAGTGTAACTCCTTTCATAACATGTCAACCAAAAAGAAGAAAATTCAAAAAGAAAAAGAAGATCTAAACGAAATCATTGCCGATAATCATTTTAGATCAGTTAAATTGAACATTAAAAACTTCAATTTAACAGATAAGCAAAAAAGTTTCGCGCAGATAGCATTCGATAAGAATACTAAAATTATTTTTATCAATGGCCCAGCAGGTTCTTCTAAAACCTTTTTAGCAGTCTATTGTGCGCTTCATATTTTAAATATGAATTCGAGAGCGGAATTGAAATACATTAGAACAATCGCTGAATCAGGTGAAAGAGCGTTAGGTTCATTGCCTGGAACTGTAGATGAGAAGTTTAATCCATTTATGATGCCTTTGTATGATAAATTGGATGAGCTACTTCCTATGAGTCAATCAAAATACTTAGAAACCAATGGTTTTATCGAAGCGTTACCAATTAATTTCTTAAGAGGAGCAACTTGGAATGATAAAGTAATTATCGCAGATGAATCTCAAAACTATAGCAGTAAAGAATTAGTCACGCTTCTCACTCGTATTGGAGAAAATACTAAAATGTTTATCTGCGGTGATGCTATGCAATCAGACATTGGCAACAAATCTGGTTTCATGAAAGTATACGATCTTTTCAATAACAAAGAAAGCGAAGACAGAGGAATTTATTGTTTCCAATTCGATGAAGAAGATATCATGCGTAGTGAAATATTAAAGTACATAGTTTCAGTGTTTAAAAAATTAGATAAAACTAATATACAGTGATATAATATTGGTGTATGTACTGTAGCCAATGTGGTTTTAAAAATGGGATTGGATCGAAGTTTTGTTCTAGCTGTGGAACAGCTTTAATGACGAATGTTCAACAACCCCAGATTAGAAAACAAATTCAAACTACACAAAAAGAAGTAGACGAAGATGGTTTGCCTACTTCTGTAGTCAAGCCAAGACGTTTAGAATATGAAATTGAAAGACCAGAGAAGAATAAGTTTCTAGCAAGTGAAATAATTCATTCTCCTCCATCTTCTGAAAAATTTTCTAGACCGAGAGGCAATGTCAGCAAACTTACTAAGGAAGAATACTTGTCACAATCATTAAAAGAGTGCGCTTCTAGTAAGAACTTCAAAGAAATAAATGAAGCATAAAAATAAAAAAACTTTTGAGGAAATGTATGAAATCATAGATCAAGTCATAAAAAAAAGAAAAGCCAAGTGGAAATTAAAAGCAATTGTTTGGTTCGACTTTGAAGACATTGAGCAGATAATAAAGATTCATATACATAAAAAATGGCATCTATGGGATCAAAAGCGACCCATAGAGCCTTGGGTTAATAGGATAGTCTCAAATCAGATAAAAAATATAATCAGAAATTCTTATAGTTGTTTTGTAAAGCCGTGCGTGAATTGTTCTTTTAACACAAATAAAGGCGCAGTTTCTTCTGGAGAAGATAATGCTTGTGGATTTACTCCTAGTCAAAAACAATGCAACGAATGTCCATTGTACGCTAAATGGGAAAAGACAAAAAAGAATGCTTACGATTTAAAAATGACAGTGAGTTTGCAAAATCATCAAAATTATTTTATTTCTATACCAGAAAATGAATCTGTTAATTTTTCCAATGCCGAAAAGAAACTTCATTCTTTGATGAAGGAAAATTTAAACGATAAACAGTTTTTTGTTTATAAAATGTTTTTTATTGACTGTCTTACTGATGATGAAGTAGCAAGATTTTTAAAATTCAAGACCAATGAGAAAGGTCGCAAGGCTGGATACAAGCAGATTAAAAATTTAAAAAAAATGCTATATCTAAAAGCGAAAAATTTGATAAAAGATAACGACGTTTTTAACAATGAGTGATTTATCTGAAGAGCAACAAGTATTTATCAATAAAAAAATAGAAGAAGGTCTAACAGATTATATTGTTATAGCTAATCTTTTATTTAAAAGAGAAGATTTACATGGCCGTTCAAAAGAATCAAAGCTAGTAAGAGATTATATGATCTCTTCTGGGTCCATAAGCAAGAAAGAAAAAGCCAAACCAAAAGCGGACCCAGAAGCACTTACTGCGGCGCACATAGAATTTATAGACAGTAATATCAAAACAGG